GAAGCTTCGGCTTTATGACCAGCTTCAGCTTAAGAAAAAATTGGATTTAAAAAAGCGAAATAAATTTGAACCTAATTCTGCGCAGCTTCCAGTTCTCCTTTCAAAAAAATATATAAGACTATTTGCGGGAGGTAATGGCAGTGGAAAAACGACACTCGGAGTAAATGTTGCTCTAGCAGCGGCAAGTGGTTACAATCCGTGGACAAAGGAATACACAAAATGCCCCTCCGTAGGAGTTGTTGTTCTGGATAACCCCTTAAAAACCAAAGAAGTATGGCTAAAAGAAATGGCTAAATGGACTAATATGGAGGAAATCGAACAATTAAAAAATGGCCGTCCTCATGTTAATGAATTAGTTTTTAAGAATGGAAGCCGAATAATTTTCATGTACGCGGAACAGGAAGATATGGTCTTCGAATCAATAGAACTCGATTGGACGATATATGATGAACCACCGAAAAAATCGATTTTTATTAGTTTGTCTCGCGGACAGCGAACAAAAGGATCTAAACCTTGGCAGTTGATAATTGCAACTCCGTTAGCAGCTCCTTGGCTTCGCCAGGATATTTTTGAGCCGTGGGAAAGAGGAGAACGAGACGATGTTGATTGCTTCAGAGGCTCTACAGAAGCAAATAAAAAAAATCTTGCCGAGGGTTTTATTGATCAATTTTCAAGATTGCTTTCTGAAGAAGAAAAACAAGTTCGCCTTCATGGACAATTTTTTGATGTCGGTGGACTGGCTCTAAAGCATTTACTAGTACCTGATAAGCATTATATTTCTCCCTATCCGTGGGATATAAATGATGCCGTTGTAATTGCTATCGATCCGCATCCAAGTAAAAAAAATGTAGCTGTGGCTTTAGGCACGACAAGATTCGGACAGAAAATAATTATTGGAGAAATTTCAGCTAAGTCTACAGCTCGTGACTTCGCCTTAAAAATTCACGAGTGGAGTAGGAACTGGAAAGTGGTTGATATCGTATGTGACTCATTGGGTTCAGCTGACACAACTGGAGGGGAAGGATTCAAATCTTTTATCCAGGTGCTAAAAGATTGCGGACTTAGGGTTCGGGCTACAACATTTGAAGAAAAAGACGACGAAGCTTGGATTGATAGGATCAGGTCTGTGCTCGAGGTTCCTCAAACTCCAGATCAGTTCGGGGAGCAAAAGCCGAAGCTTCAGGTCTTTAGACACTGCTATGGAGTCATAAAAGACTTAGAAAATGTAGCCTGGTTAAAGCACAAGAATTTAGATATGAATAAGCCGAAGCTGGATATCTCCAATAAAGATTTTTTAGCTTGTGTTAAGTATGCGCTAGCAGCTGATGCAAGTAACGTCTCCGGAGACCTTCGGAAGCAAAAAACCGTCCACCTAGCTAATAAAAAGGCCGTAAGCCTTAGAAGCCGCTATTTTAGAAAGTAGTGTTATAATGGCTAGTCAAAGCCAAAGGAGCAGACCGCATGGCCTTAACTATCAACCAAGATGCAAAAACAGCCACTGAAGGGCGTAAAAAGCCGTTAGAGGGGATTGAAGAGGGTTTAGTTGAAAAATCACCCAAGAAACTCCTTAAAATGCTTCAAGAAGAAGAGTTTGGCTTAACGGTTAAGCAACTTTGGGCTCAGGAAAACTCAGATCGCTCAAGCTGGCTTAAGCGCCAAGAAGTTTTTTTGCAGCAGTATGACGAATTTCTTGATCCAATCATGGAAGCACCGTCAACTTGGGCGTCAGATCTTCATTTACCAGTAGCACTTACCATCGGTAAGACGTTTCATGCGAGGTTCTTTTCAGCCCTTATGGGTACAGAGCCTTTTTGTAACGTAAAGTCTAATAAAGCAGCTAATGAAGACCGCACGCAGCTGATTTCTGATCTTATGCAGCACACTATGAAGTCGTGGGCAAATGATTATAGCGGTATCGAGTCTGAAATTGACCGTTTTGTCTGGAACTGGGCAATGCGAGGTATAGGCCTATTAAAAATCGGTTGGGATAAAAAAGTTTCCCGAATTGTCGATGTTGTTAAGAAGCCTAGAACTGTTATTCAACTTGTTATTGGCCCTGATGGGAATGAAGTTCCTGTTGAGACCTTAGTTCATGACGAGGTTGAAGAAACAATCAATGTTGTTGACTGCGATGCTCCACGAATTAAGCGCGTGGCACCTGAGAATTTAGTAATCATCGGCGGAGAAGGTGACCCAGATGCAGCAGATGCTGTGATTGAGTCCGTATTTCTTACTGCCTCTGATCTTTGGACTTTTGTTGATCAAGGCGTCTTTGATGCTGATGTTGTGGAAGAAGTTATTAAGGGCGGGGATCAGCCTAAGAGCGGAACTCAGCAATCTGGTATCACTTCACAGCAAACAGAGAAATCTGGTGCTGCTAGTCTTGATAAGCCTTACGATTTAGATCGCTATGAAGTTTTAGAAGCTTACATTAAAAAAGATGTTGATGGTTCTGGAATAAATTCAGATATCGTTGTTTGGATTGATGCTAAGAGCGGGAAAATTTATCGCGCCACTTACTTACACCGAATTAATCGTAAGACCAAAAAACGCCCTTATGCTAAAGCTGACTTTTATATTCGTGAAGGTCAAACTTATGGCGTGGGCTTAATTGAACTAACATACTCTATTTGTAATGAGATTGATTCTCTTAACAATATGGCAATGGACTTTGGTTTATTATCAACTCTTCCATTTGGTTACTACAAAGCAGGATCAAACATCACTCAAGAAAGTATTCAGGTCGAACCAGGGACTTTAATTCCAGTGGAAGACCCTACAAGCATCTTCTTTCCTACTCTCGGAAACCGTGCCGCGTTCTCAATGCAACACTTACAATTCTTATTCTCAATCATTGAGCGCTTAACAGGCATCAGTGATTTGAACTTTGGTGTTATCGGAGGCCAAGGCGCTACGCGCACGGCTTCTGGTGTACGCGCTATCATGAGTGAGTCAAATAATAACTTGGACATCTTCCTTCGCCGATTAAATCGTGCGATGAAGAAAATGTTCCGCTACACGTTTGCTATGGTTCAAGAAAAGATGCCAGCAAACTTTGAGTTCCGAGTTCTTGGTGATTCAGGGGATGATTATTTTAAAGTCATTAAGACGCGTGAAGAAATCGCTGGTAACTATGACTTCGAATTTGAACCAAACTCAGCTTCTAGTAATCCAAGTATCCGTATGGATACCGCAATCCAGGTCATGCAACTTACATCAAACCCGTTAGACATTCAACTTGGAATTGTAACCCCACTTCAACGCTTCGAAGCATTAAAGAATTATCTTATCGCTATCGGTGTTAAAGACTACGGTAAGTTTATTCAAAAACCACAAGGCATGGAGCGTTCATTCACTCCTGAAGAGATCACTAACCGCATCTTAGCTGGAGCTGATGCTCCTCTTAGCCCTAACATGGATCTTCAAGGCTTCTTAGCCTTTGCACAAGAGATCATGGATAATGACGAGCTATTAGGACAGTTCAAGGAAGAACAAGCTAAAGCTCTCGCTGCCAAAATGAAAGAAGCCGAGCAAATGATTGCAGCGCTTGAACAGATGGCAGCCCAACAAGCTAATGCTCAGCAAATGCAGCGTAACTCGCAGCAATCGTTGCAGCAGGTCCCAGAAAACGTGGCCCCCGCAGCTGGTCCAGCCACGGAATAAACAAGAAAGAGAGATAGAGTATGGAAAAAGGAGCTTCCAAAATCTATAAACTGAATTCAGATGAGCTTGAGGGGGTACAAGAGATTGTACTCCATGAGCACTGGAATGCTTTGATAAAGTGTATCGAAGTGCATATTAAGGATATCGAGGATCAGATTCACACGATAGACCCGAAATCAGATAACTGTGGTACAATGTTACTAATAGAGCGATCTAAGTCCGTAGGGGCTAGAACGCTGCTTAATAGAATTAAAAATTTAAAAGCTAAGGCATAGAGCCTTATCTTAGAAACCCACAAAACCGAGTGACGCCGTTAGCTGTCAGGGGGATATATGAGTGACGAAAAAGTCGATGGACAGGACAACTCCGCTAATAACGATGCAGTTGATCCAATCAAACAAATCAAGTCCGAGTTCGGACGAAAACAAGACAATGTCATGAATGAGCTGAATGCGTTAAAAGCGCAGCTTGGTCAAATTGCAGATACTGTTATAACAGCAGCTGCGACTAAGCGCCAGTCATCTGAAGATGAGTCAATGCCAGATCCAGTCATGGACCCTAAGGGTTACAGAGACCATTTGAAAAAGGATTTGCGCAGAGAAGTTGATGCTTCATTAAACTCTGAGCGTGAGAGAAACCAAACTCTGGCAAGTCTTGTGTCTCAGTACCCTGAGCTTCAAGATGGAAATTCAGAACTCACTCAACAAGCTCTTCGTATTTATCAAGGTTTATCAAACAGTGAGAAACAATCCCCGTCTGCATACAAGTTAGCAGTGATGCAAGCTGCACAAGAAGTTGGTGTATTACCCGCTAACAAACGCCAATCAAAAAAGCAAGAAGCTGATGACGAATCATTCACAATGAATTCTGGCGGATCTTCTAACGCTCGTCGTCCAAGTCAAAACCGTAAGGAAGAAAAACTTGATGAGAGAACTTTAGAATTTGCTAGAGCTTTAGGGCGCCCTGTTGATGATCCGAAATACATGGAGAGTCTTAAGAAGACAGTTAGCAGCCGTAAACGATCTTGGTCAAAGTTTGAATAATAAAGGAAAACAAAATGAGTAAAAATAACGGAAATTTAAAAAAGCCCACTGGTGGGCGAGTAAGTTTAGAACAAAAAAACGATATATCAGCATATGAATTTGGAAATAAAGCAAAATCAATGCTTGATATTCCAGAAGCTTGTCAAAAAGAATTAGATGCTGCTGGTAAAGAGGCAAGATGGATCGATGTCGTGGAGCTTAAAAAGAACCACGGTTGGCATAAACGGGAGTGGGCTCCGCATAAATTTACTTGCTTAGGTAAGTCTGAAGCTAACCCCTTTGGCGCTTCTGAAGGCATGTATGACGGCTATTTGATCCGAAAGCAGCTTGTTTTAGCTTCTAAAGACGCTAATAAAGCTCAAGCTCGTCGAAGTTATGTCCAAATGCGCTCTAAACTGCAATCAAACCCTGGTAAAACGACTACCGAAGAGTTTAAGAAATTTATTAAAGAAAACGACGCCACGGCAAAAGTTCTTGAATGGAATGATAAAGACGACGAACAAACAGAGGAATAAGCGATAGGGGCCAAAAAGCCCCTTTTTTAAAAGCTATGGTAGAATACCACATCAAGAAGGCCCATTGGGGGCCAACCACTTAATTAAGGAGAAAAAACCATGGCTAATAAGGCCCAAGCTGTAGGACTTAAACCCTACGAACAATGCCTCCGAGCAAGACCCTATGTTGCTGGCAGCACTGTGTATCCAGGAGATCCCGTATCTCTCGCAGCAGATGGACAAGTAGATTCATCTGTAACCGTTCCACTTTTAGGCGTAGCTTTAAACTATGCAACTGTTGGACAAACCCTGATGGTCGCTGATCATCCAGATCAAATCTTTGTTGTTGAGGCTGATGAAGCTTTAGCAGCTGCGGATGTAGGTAAGAATTTTGATTTAGCATTAGGTACTGCTTCTACAGCGTACAAAATGTCTAGAGCTTATTTAGATGGTTCAACGCCTTCTGATACTTCTACTATTGCAGTAAAACTTTTAGGTATTGGTCAAGAAGTTGGCAATACAGTAGCAGTTGACGATGTCGATTGCATCGTTAAAATTAATAACCACATTCTCGGCAGCCATACTGGCACAGCTGGATTGTAATTGAAAGGAATTTAAATTATGGCTCCAGTATCAATGAGAGCGAATTATTCGGATCTTTTTGGCTCAAGTATGCTTCCAGTTTTGGAAGAACTTTTCCGCTCCGAGTTAGCTCAACACCCAATGCGACGTGAACAACTTTTCAAAAAAGTTGCAACTGACCGAGACATCTGGCAATCAAGCGAATTGCATGACATGCCTTTGTTCCAGCAAGTAGCTGAAGGTCAAGATTACAGTTTCTACCGCCAAAATCAAGGTGTTAGTAAAACTATGACTATTTTAAAATATGGTCTTGGTTTTTCTATCTCTGAAGAAGCGATGGACGATGGTAAAA